GCAGCAATTAGAGCATTAGGAATTACAAGAAAAGTGTTATAAAATAACGCAAAAGGAGCGTTTTATGGAAAAATCGATGGCTTTATTTCTAGCAACATTGCTACATTCAGGCACAAATACACACTTTTTCCATTGGGCTACCAAGTCTTACGCAAAACACAAGACCCTTGGCCATTTTTACGAAAATATTATTGAATTGACAGACCAATTGGCTGAGTGCTACTTTGGTATATACGGTCAAATCACTCAGTTCCCTGCTACTTATCACCAGCCTAAAGAACCGCTGGCATACCTACAATCATTGCAAGCTTTTGTAAAAGACGCTAGAGCAGACCTACCAACAGATTCAGAGATCGTTCAGCTTATCGATAACATCGCGCAAGAGATCGATACAACCATCTATTTACTTAAATTCAAAGGTTAATCATGCCACTCGATAAATCAGGTACTGCCCAATCAGTTGGGACTAACATCAAAGCTGAGGTCAAATCAGGCAAAAGTAAGAAGCAGGCTTTAGCGATTGCCCTCAATACAGAGCGCGAATACGCTAAAGGCAGCCGTAAAGCCAAGTTAGAAGCCCAATACGACAAATACATGGGCGAAAAAGAGTGAATCGCAAAGATGCCATTCGTGCTGCAATAGAAAAGCACGATAAGCCTATTCCTAAGACTACCGTTGGTAAGGGTAAGAACTATTTACCAGCCAGCGAAGGCGCAGGAATGACAGCTAAAGGCAGGGCGGCATATAACGCTAAGAATGGATCACATTTACAAGCACCCCAAGAATCAGGCTCTAGGCATGATAGCTTTTGCGCTAGGTCTAAAGGCTGGACAGGGGAACGAGGCAAAGCAGCTAGAGCGAGGTGGCATTGTGGCTAAAAACGGATTGTATGCAAATATTCACGCTAAACAAGAGCGTATCAAGCATGGTTCAGGTGAACACATGAGAAAAGCTGGCAGCAAGGGCGCGCCCACAGCTAAAGACTTTAAAGAATCTGCTAAGACTGCAAAGCCACAAAGCAGAAAAGATATGATCCGCGACAAGATGAAGGATATGTAATGGAACACATGAACCACAAATACAAAAAAGAAGATGCTATGTTGCGTAACCACAAGCAATCTACATTTGAAAAGCAACAAACTGACCGCATTGCGCGTAGAAAGATGATTGCCAACAAGCTTAAAGACTTGGATAAAGAAGTTAAGTAATGGCTGATTTGGCTGAACTTTTGCGTTTAAAAGATGGAAACCAAGCTTATATTGGTTATCCACAAATGCAAGTCGGTCTAAATAAACCGCGCCAAGCTGGTTATGCTACTGGATTCTTAGAAAACGCTACAGGTTTGCCGCCTATGCAAAATCAAGGTGTACTGACAAACCCTAATTATGATGCGTATGCACAAGGTCAAGGCCACGGTGAATTAGCAGGAATTGGTGCAATGGCTTTGCCAGCAACGCTAATGGCTAAAGGATTAAGAACTTCAAAAACTGTCAGTACCGCGCCCACATTAGATGCCATTGGTCAAAAGTTTCAAGCTAGACTAGATAAAGAATACCCTGATCTAGTCAATCAATATCAATTGCTTGCTGAATCTAAAGGCGGCAAAGTATTAAATACTGACATTGCTAGAGAACTTAGCCCTGACTATGCTGCTAACCGCACTTTATCAGCTAATGTCCATGAGCCTGCAAGTGCTTTTGTTAAACAACTTTATGCTCAAAAGCTAGCCCAACCTGCTGTGCCAAACTCTACCGTATTGTTTACTGGTGGTGGTACGGGAGCAGGAAAAACTACAGCGTTAGAAAATGCTTTTCCTAGTTTAAGTAAACAGGCTGAAATGATTTACGACACTAATTTAAATAAGTTGGAATCAGCTACCAAAAAGATAGATCAAGCTTTAGAAACAGGGCGTAATGTCAATATTGTGTATGTATATCGCGATCCTGTTGAATCTTTAACAGAGGGCGCGCTAACCCGCGCAGAACGCATGAAACAAGAACTAGGATCAGGTCGCACCGTTCCTATTGAAGAACATTTAAAAACTCATGTAGGGGTAAGAGAAGTAATCCCACAGCTAATGGAACAATACAAAGATAATCCTAAAGTCAGTATCGGTGTTATCAATAATACTTTTGGCAAAGGTAACGCTAGGGCATCTACTCTAGAAGAATTGCCTATGTTTAACCCTGATGAAATGGGCGCGAAACTGCGCGATGCCTTAGAAAATGAACTAAAATCTGGTAAAATAAGTAAGGAAACCTATGAAGGCACACTTGGAAAATAAACCAAACTGGATTGGGGATAAGAAACCTATCCCTGATTGGGTACATGAATTTGCTGACGCTCTTAATAAGAATGTTGAGAGTAAGCACGGCAAAGAAACCCGCAAAGATACTATTGCCAAAGAATTAGCTAAAAAGCAAAAATAAAGCTACAATTAACCTATCTTAATCAACTACTTGACGCAGATATGGATAATAAACAATTAAAAAATAATCCCAAAGGTGCTGGCAGACCTGCTGGTAGCCCTAATAAGTCCACAGCCCTCGCTAGAGAGGCGATCGCTAAGTTCGTGGATGGTAACGCTGACAAACTACAACAATGGCTTGACGAGATCGCTATGAACGAGAAGCTTGGCCCTAAAGTCGCTTTTGATTGCTTTATGCAAGTAGCCGAATACCATGTGCCTAAGTTAGCTAGGACAGAACATACAAGCCCTGAAGATGAGCCAGTTAAGATCATTCACGAACACAAGTTTTTAGATTGAAAGAATTAGTCAAGAAGTACGAGTATCCCTATAAATCAAGGGATGCATTTCTAGACTTCCATAAACGGGATCAACGCTGGGCTGTATTGGTATGTCACCGTAGAGCAGGCAAGACTGTAGCTACAATCGCAGATACTATCCGTAGGGCTATCATGGATAAGAAGCCTGATGGTAGGTACGCTTACATCGCGCCCTATTATGCACAGGCTAAAAACATAGCGTGGGATTACCTTTTAAAGTTTGCAGAACCAGCCATTGTTAAGGCTAATCAATCAGAATTGTGGGTGGAACTTGTCAATGGATCAAAAATTAGATTGTTTGGTGCTGATAACCCTGACGCTATGCGTGGCCTTTATCTTGATGGCGTGGTATTAGTCGAGTACGCAGACATGAAACCCCGTCTTTGGGGTGAGATTGTTAGACCGTTACTAACAGATAGACAGGGCTGGGCTACTTTTATTGGTACGCCAAAGGGTCACAATGCTTTCTATGACATCTACACCGAAGCCCAAAAGAACGATAATTGGTATGTCAAGACACTTAGGGCTGATGTATCAGGACTGCTGCCTGAAGCTGAATTGCTGGATGCTCAAGCCACTATGTCAGATAATCAATACGAGCAAGAGTTCTTATGCTCATTTGAAGCAGCCATACTAGGGGCATACTATGGACAAGAGATGCGTAGGATCACGGATATGGAGCGTATTACTACCGTTGATTACGATCCTATGTTTCCTTGCCATACTGCTTGGGATTTGGGATTCAATGATTCCACATCTATTTGGTGGTTTCAGGTGGTGTACGGGGAAATACGGGTGTTAGATCACCACTCATCTAACGGTCAGGCTGTGCCATTCTATACAGGATTGATTGCCCAAAAGGAAGATGAGTTTGGGTATAAGTACGGATACCATTACCTACCCCATGACGCTAGAGCTAAAACTATGGCTAGTGGCGGCAAGAGCATAATCGAACAATTTGCGACAAAAATTGACATAAAACATCTTAAAATCGTACCAAACCTATCACTTCAGGATGGAATACAGGCAACAAGGCTTGCATTAACTCGCACTTGGTTTGATAATAGATGCGAAGAAGGTATCGAATGTTTGCGTCAATATCAAAGGGAATGGGATGATGATAAGAAAGTATTTCGGGATCGCCCCAAACACGATTGGACAAGTCACTCTGCTGATGCTTTCCGTTATCTATCAATCGTATGGAAAGATGAGGATAGTCCTATCCTTAAAGACACAAGAGTTACAGGACTTCATGTCGGTCAAACCGATGTCAGCTTAAACGAATTATGGAAACAAACCCCCAAATCAACTTTTAAAAGGATTTAATCATGTCAGGCGTAAATCAACCATTTGGCACATTCTACGAAACCGTTGCCGCATCACAAACTGCTCAAGTTTTAGGCGTTACTGGTGGTGTAGGTGACACATTACAGCGTTTAATCATTACTGTTAGCGTTTCTTTAACTGGAACAGTATCCCTATTAGACGGCGCAACATCTTACCCATTAGTAGCCGCAAGCACCCCAATTGGTGTATATAACCTTGACATTGGTGCTGTATCAGTTAATGGCGCATGGAAGATTACTACTGGCGCAGGCGCAACTGTAATGGCTGTAGGCAACTTTACCTAAGGATTTACTATGGATCATACATACCAAGATTGGTATACCACGATTGCAGGCTACGAGCGTACATTCAAAGAATGGGAAGGCCGCACAGATAGAATCATTAAACGCTATAGGGATGACAGCCGTACTAGGAATAACCCTAATGCCAAGTTTAATATCCTATGGAGCAATGTACAAACCATTACTCCTGCTATCTTTGCTAGACTTCCGCGCCCTGATGTAAGCCGTAGATTTCGCGACAATGATCCAATAGCGCGAGTAGCGTCAATGATGCTTGAAAGAGCATTAGATTACGAAATCACCCATTACAGCGACTACAAATCCGCTATGGGTCAGTCAGTACAAGACCGCTTATTAGGTGGGCGCGGTACTAGCTGGGTTCGTTATGAGCCACACATTGTCGGCAAAGCCAAAGAAGATGAGATGGAAGGTGCTGATGTACCTGAAGATGGTTTTGAAGTTACTGGCAATGCAGACGAAGCAGAAACAGAAGGCGGTATGTACCGCGAAGATCAAGAGCGTATTGAGTATGAGTGCGCCCCTGTTGATTATGTTTACTGGCGTGACTTTGGTCATACCATTGCTCGTACATGGGAAGAAGTAACCGCAGTATGGCGTAAGGTCTATATGGGGCGCGAAGCCCTTGTTGAACGCTTTGGCGAAGAACTTGGTGGTCAGATTCCATTAGACACAAAGCCTGACAATACAAAGACTTACAACGAAAAGATGGGCGAAGGCGCATCCGAAGCTTGTATATACGAAATATGGTGCAAGACTAGCGGTGATGTGATTTGGCTGTCTAAGTCAATGAGCAAAATCCTTGATGTTAGACCTGACCCATTAGAGTTAGAAAACTTCTTTCCTTGCCCTAAACCTTTGTACGCTACATTAACTAGCGACAGACTAGAGCCAATCCCTGACTTTGTACTGTACCAAGACCAAGCGCGTCAGCTAGATACATTAGCTGACCGTATCGATGGCTTTATTCAGGCATTAAAAGTTCGGGGAGTTTATGACGCTGCCGAGCCAAGCCTTGCTCGTTTATTCTCTGAAGGCGAAAACAATACCCTTATTCCAGTTAAGAACTGGGGCGCGTTTGCCGAGAAACAGGGTATGACAGGTGCTATTAACCTAGTCGATATTGCCCCAATTGCAGCAGCTTTGCAGATGGCTTATCAGGCAATGGATCAAGTTAAGAGCCAAATCTACGAAATCATGGGTATTGCTGATATTCAGCGTGGACAGACAGACCCTAACGAAACCCTTGGCGCACAGATTATCAAGTCTAACAATGCTGCTGGTCGCTTAAAGACTATGCAACATAATGTCGTAGACTTTGCTACAGAACTGCTATCTATCAAAGCACAGATTATTTGTAACCATTTTACTGATGACACAATCATCAAGATTAGTGGTGCAATGCAACTTAGCGATGCTGATAAACCGCATATTCCAGCGGCATTAGCCCTATTGCGTGATGAATCGGCTAAGAACTTCCGCGTAGAAGTAACTAGCGATTCAATGATTTTCCAAGATGAGATGCAGGAAAAGCAGGATCGCATGGAGTTCTTACAGGCTATGGGTGGATTCTTCCAGCAAGCTGTACCATTGGCCACACAAGTGCCTGAGATGACACCAATGCTCATGGAGATGCTTAAATTTGCCGTAACGGCATTTAGAGCAGGCAAAGGACTTGAGGGAATCATTGACGAAACAGCCGATAAATTCCGTCAGCAAGCCAAAGCTAATGAGGGTCAGCCTAAACCGCCTACACCTGAGATGCAAAAAATGCAGATGACTATGCAATTGGAGCAGGCTAAGATGCAAGCTGCACAAGCCCAAGCCCAACAAGATATGCAGTTTGAGCAACAGAAAATGCAGATGCAGATGGAACTTGAGAAGGCCAAGCAAGAGTATCAAGCACAAGAGAATCAGCTTAAATTCCAATTGGAAGATCAGCGTAACCGCCAGCAAGCCGAGATGGATATGCGTGTAGCACAGATGAAGATGAATACCGAGCGTAATACTCAGGTATTGTTAGCGCACATTAACAACGGTGCAAAGATTGAAGTTGCCCGTATTGGTGCTGATGAATCTACTGGTGAACAGGCTTATTTAACTGAAGAAGCTATGGCTCAATCTATG